GACGCCAACGAGCCCCAGAAGGGCGGCAACGCCTGCGTAAGTCGAAGGTTCCTGAAGTCGTGCGAGTAGTGTTTTCATAAAATTAAACCGTAATCAGTGCCGTTTTTTTCCAAGTGTTGTTTGCCGTACAAATATACATAAAATTCGCATCAAACGCCATTTGCCCTGGGCGACCAACTGCCGTTGCCGTTGCGGGCACTGCGCCTGTGCCTCCAGCCGCGCCGTTGATAAATGTGGCTTTAATGCAACGAATCTGCCCAGTAATCGTCGTGGAACTAACAGTTTGCGACGCTGATACCGTGTAGGTTCCTGTGCCGCCCGTACCCGTGCCTAGCGCGGTGATAGTCGTGCCTGCGGTTACGCCCGTGCCGCTGATGAGCATCCCCACTTGAATCACGCCCGTTGGTGATCCCGTCACGGTCAAAGTTGTTGTGGAAATGGATCCGGCAAATAATGCCCCAGTCGTCACATACTCGTTAGTGCCATCCCACTCAACACTATGCGCCTGCGGTATCGTCATTAACGTGCCAGCTTGAAAAGCAAAAGGCACTGCGCCTGAGCCAGTATTGCCGGACTGGAATGTGTTTTTTCCCGTAAAAATATTACCAGACGTGGTTGCATTATTAGCCCTCTGTGCAATAACGACATTTGACCAAGATGTTCCTCCAGAAGCATTTGCAGTTACAGACGGAAGAGATTCCGAAGCTGCGCTTGGATAAATTGAATAGACATTCCCTTGTCCATTAGCTGCATTGCTACTTTTTGTAATTTGAAAATAATATGAGGAAGCTGGCAATGTGCCTCTAAACCAAGCTGGTCGCGTATAAACTGGCGCAATACCAGTTCCGCTTGCCATAATTATATTTGTTTGTGCTGTTGTTACTGATGCGGATATATTGACTGTTCCGCTAATTCCATTGAATGTTCCAAATGATGCAATGGTAATTGTATTTGTAAACGCTGGAATAACAATATTTTGTCCAACTGCAACTGTTCCAGATGTTACCGAAACAATATTCAAAGAAGTGCTACTTGCTGCAAATGTTCCAACAAATACAGCCTGATACCCAGTTGTTGTGACAACCCACGGCCCAAGATTCATTGTGTTAGTCGCGCCATTGCAAAGAATATTGTCTCCAACAGTTAAAATCGAATGCGAAACAAATGATGGAACTGTCGCGCTTGCTGCATAAACGTAACTTGCAGTTGTGCCAGATGCAAAATTTACATTTGAAACTACTGGTCGAATTTGAGCAGGAAACCCAAGATTGCTTGCCGCATCATCGCCGTTAGTTGCTCCTGTTCCACCATAAACAACCCCTAGCGTTCCAGCCGTAACGTCTGCCACGCTCATTGGTTGCAGGCTTACGTTGGTGCCGTCAGAACGGAAATGATAGCCGCTAGTACCAATCAGCGACGTTGCGGATATGGCGTTTAATGCGCCCTGCTGCGATGTTGCCCCGGTGCCGCCTTGCGCCAGCGTCACAGCCTGAGCCGTGGACAACGCGCCGAGCGACGCCGCTGTGATTGCCGCCACGCTGGCAGTTGTCGCGTATGTCGCCCGCTCGCTGGTTGCCATCGCGCCGATACTTGCGGGCGTGATTGCCGCAACCTGTGCGGTGCTTGCTGCGCCTGCGATTTTGCTCAACGCAATACCAGCCGCCGCGTCAACATCAGCGTCAACTAACAGGCTTGCAGGCGACTGCAAAACCCCGCTGGAGTTTTTCCAAAGCCCGGTGCCGCCAACGAGCGGCAATGAAGTGTGGACGTGACTGGGAGTTCCGTCGCCAAATTGTAGCGTCGCTGTATGCCCGTTTGCGGAGGCTTTAACTTCGATTGCGATGTAAATCCGATCTGTCAGCGCAACCGTTGTTTGCGAGATCAAAACCGAAAGCGAAAATTGCGCCGAGACGTTGTTAATAATCTGCTCGCCGGAAGTGCCGATTAACGTCGGAGCGTCTGCGCCGTTGTACACGTAAACCTTAGCGCGGATTACTGTTGGCGAGTTCGTGTTACCCGTGCATAGAGCCCACACGTTAAAATCCCACAGGCCCGCCGGAATCTGTGTGACATCAGGATCAATGGGAGTTGACTCGCTGACGTACCCGCCCAAAAGCGTCCATGCTCCGCTTGTCAGCGTGCCCGTCGTGATGCTCGTTGCCGACGCTGAGCCAGTGCGCCCAAGCTGTTTAGGCGTACCGGGTAAATTGGTCGTCGGTGCGTCTGCGGCTATGTCCTGCCTCAAATAATACGTTAACCCGTTAGCGCCACCGCCGCCGCCCGTGGACGCCGTTGCTGGTGCCCATTGCGTGCCATCCCATGCAAGCACCTGCCCGCTGGTTGGTGTTGTAGCCGCCACTGCCGAGCCTTGAAGCGCCACAACCTGCGCGGACACTGCGCCAGCCGCAAGCGTTATGTCACCGCCGAGTGCAGGCGTCTGCGAGGTTGTCAGATGCCCGCCCGTTAGCGTTGCAAAGCCGGATTGTGCGCTTGTTGGTATTGCGCCGATGCTTGCCGGAGTAATTGCCGCCACCTGCGCAGTTGTTGCTAGTGACGCTAGCTGACTCGTTGGGATCGCGCCAACATCGCCAGCGGACGGCATGGCGTGCACGTGGTCAGCGCGAGAGTAGCTTTGCGACGTACCAGCCGCTGCGGTGCCTAATGCCTGCGGTGCGCTGGTTGCGCCAGCGTTGAGCATTGCGCCCGTGGGTTTTATGAGTGCCATAATTATACGGTTGGAACTGCTGTAGCACCAAAGTTTAGCAACAACTGAGTACCAGATACTGCTGTGGGTAATGTTGTTGGAACGCTGAAGTTGCTGGTGTAGAGGGCTATGCCTTTAATGACGCGAACATTTGCAATTAACCCATTAAAATATTGATCAGCAAGCGGTCTACCACCAACCAATATTTGATTATTGCTGTTATTTAGAGCTGTAGAATCCGTAAATGTAACATCACTTACCCCATTAACATATAGCGTAAATGTGTTGCCGTTTCTTACATAAGCGACGTGAGCCCATTGACCTGCTACAAATGAAGTTACAGAGGAGGGTGTGCTATCAATCCAAGTACCGTCTCCAGCAAGAATGAAACCACTACCATTATAGTTATTTAGACTTATACCACTCTGATCTGTTGGATATGCAGTTGATATAATTGCTGATTCTCCAGAGACGCTAGATGGCTTAACGAATGCTTCGATGGTGAAATCTCCACTACCGAAGTCAAATGCTGAGTTATCAGCTATTGATAGATAAGAACTACTGAACGCAGCAGCTTTAACTCCACCACCTTCATCACTCTGAGTCACAGTGCCGGTTAAATTAATTACGCGATGAAAATCAGATGTATCAGAATACCAAGGATTTGTTTCCTGTTTACTAACTACTCCGCTTCCGTTTGTGGTGATATTATAATCGCCCTCGGTAAATGACACATTAGCCGCAACCGCATCAGTGAAATTGGCAAGCCATAAATAGCTTCCGTTTGCTAACGTCTGATCGTCCGACCAATAAATATTATGCGCAAACATGTGCCCCCAAGGTGTCCATGCGTTATTGCGCCATGCTAGGATCTGCCCCGCTATAGGCGTTGCAGTCGATACCGCCTTAAGCTGCAACGACACCGCGTCCGCAGGTTGAGGTGCCCACCACGTTGGCGAAGTTGCTGGATCGTTGCCTGTGTTGGAGTTTTGAATGCAAATCCACGTCTCGCGCTGCGAGGTTGCCACCAAATCACCCTGCGTGTAGGTCGCGCCAGCCGACCACGCACGCCCGCCGATGTCAGGGCTACCACCGCCGCCGCCGATGCCTTTAAGTATTGCTCGGATGCTTACTTCGGCCCCTACTGGAGGCGGCTCGCTAAATGTCAACGTGGTGCTTGCAACCGTCCAACCGCTTGGTTGGTCAACACCACCAACGCTTACGAGGTAACCGCCTGCGTCCGTTCCTGTGCCGCCCGCAATCGTAAATGCAACCTGAGATCCAGTTCCCACGCCGAGGTTGAGATAAGTTCCCGCTGCAAGCGCCACACCTAGCTGCACAACGCCGGGGTCTGCGCCTAGATAGACGTCTCCCGTTGTGGTGTTAACGGCTAACTCCCCTAACGCAAGGGAGGTAGGATACCCCGCTCCCGTTACGGCGTTGCGCTTTGGTACGACTGGGACGATTGCGTTGGACATGGTTTAGTAAGTGCCGCCAGTGATCGTGTCGATGGCGAGGACGCCGAATCCGTCTACTTGTAAGCCCGCGCCGACCTTGATGCCGCCCAACTGGGAGGTCGTAGCCGCTGGCAGCGTGTAGGTGCCTTGGATGGCTGACAGCACGCCTGCGCCGTCAATTGCGAGATTAGCCCCAACGCTAATTGCTCCCAATTGCGCGGTGGTTGCCACTGGCAACTGCGAGCTAGTCAACACACCTGCGCCGTTAAGCGTTGCAACGCCATTAAGTGCGCCTAACTGGGTGGTAGAGATTGCGCCAACATTAGCAGGCGTCAGCGTTACGTTGCCGTTTACTGGGCCCACGCTGTTTACGCTGATGACCTCGGACGTAGCACCGTTGATCTTATCCCAAGTCGTGCCGTTGAACGCAAGGATGTCGCCAGCAATAAACGAGGTCTTGCCGTCGATGGCAGTGCCGACAGTTGCTGTATTAGCTGCAACATAGTAATCGCCAGTCTTAGCCGTGCCAGCGCCTACGACGCCGCCGGAAGCGATTACAGGCGATGTATTGACCGTCCACGCGCCCTTGTAGTGCAGCTGGCCAACAACGCTCGGAGGCAACTGCGCGATAGCAATGTAACCCGAGCCGTCAAGCTGCGGGATGCCGCCAGCAATAGCGGACTGCGTTAGCCCGGGGATCTGCGACGTAGCCAACGTGCCAATCTGTGCCGAGCTAATCAGCCCCGCGCCAGTAAGCTGCGGCACGCCGTTAGCGGTCGCAATTGTCGTTAGCTGCGACGTCTGGACGCTGCCTGCCGTTACGTCAACGGGTGTTGCTGCGTTGCCTTGGACGAATAACCGCCCAGTGGCGGTGTTGACAGCGATTTCTCCCAGCGTCATGCCAGTTAAGGCCGTTGGTGCTGCGGTTGATAGTGCGGTCGCGTTGATGCGCGGGACGATTGGGACAATTTGATTGCTCATGGGTAGTAAATTAGTAAGTGCCTGCGGTTGTAGTCATTGGCACCCATTGAGTGCCGTTATAGGTGAGAGTCTGTTTATTGCTTGGTGCTACGTCAGCAATAGGAACGCCCTGCAATGAGGTTGCGTCAGTACCCGTGCCGCCGGAACCGGGAAGTCCCGGTATACCAGTCAGGATTTCAATTGCGACAATGCCGCATTCAGTTGAGCAACTCATTTTGCAATAGTAATACGGCCTACTAATAATGCCAACCTTAAACCGTCAACCACTCTTGTAGCCCACAATCTAAGCGTTGCAGTTTGCGCGGTTAAAGTGCCAGTAATAGTGTGGCTTATAAAAATTCTAGCAGTTTCTGGGTCACAAATTTGCACTTCAGGAACCGCTAAAGCAGTGTTATTAGCCGCAGTTAATGTAGCATCAAATGTATAAGCAGCAAGTGGAGTAGGCCCACCACCATCATCCAATAAGCGGAATCCAATAAACCAGTCTGCTCCAACCGTTAAACTTTGTGCTGTACGAGCGGGTGTCATTTTATGAAGCAGGATTTAATGCTGAATCGCAACAACCACTTATGGTTTGCGCGTGTTGTGGCCATGCCTTCTCCCAACGCAATTCGTCTGTTGCCGAATGATGTGCATTTAATGGGCATGAAGGCAGTTCTTCAAATAAAGTATTGCTAGCTTTGCACCCTATTCTAGCAGAACAAGCTTGGCAAGTACGAAAACGCTTTTCAATCAGCCAGCGAGGGAGAGTGGTCATAGGTCTTCCCACTCCCATTTTACCGTGCATTTCATTTCAAAATTTCCGTTAAAGCCTTCGTATGATTGACTGGATATTGCTTCCGCGCTCCAACTTAAACTGGTGTCAGTTTCTTCAAACGTTGTGTCGTGTTTTCGATCCCATCCCCAAGCATCTGTTTCAGGAAAAAAATCTTGCGTTGCATCCTCATAAGGTAACCCATCGCCTCTATCTGCATTTGTTGGTAACAATGTCCAAACTTGCGGAAGAGGAATGGTTTTTACGTATTCAAGAAATTGAGAGCATATTTTTTGCTTTTTATTAAAAAATGGAAATCCAATTAATTCATCGTTATTAGGATTCCATCCTCCCATAAATTGACGCAACTCTTGATAATGATATTCATCAGTTGGGAAATTATTAACCCAATCTTCAAAATTTATGTTTCCAAATTTATCAATTAAAATTTTTCCCGATTCATTTTTTTTAGCTGATCGAGTGTACCCAATTCCAGCGCCCCCCGGTTTGCTAAAAAAATCTATGTAATTTAATAGAACTACTGGAATTTGTTTTACAACGGCGGTGCCGCTTATGCTTTGCGGTGGTTGTCCCTTAATAGTGTCTGTTCGACTTGATGAACAATTGATAATTTGATCAGGATCATTGACTAAAGAAAACTGTACGCCGCATTGTGCATGTCCTCCGCACAAAGATCTTCCATGCCCTCCAGCTTTGTTGCGAAACATCAACCAGTCGTTTTTTGTAGCAAACAATGTTGGTATTTTTCTTTCAGACAATGGTTTTTGAGGAATTGCGTACTCAGGATCGTTTGGAGCATTTGGATAATAAACTGGAGATGCAGTTTTGTTTAACCAACCATCAAGCCATTCTTGATAATCTTTTTTATTTTCAAAAATAGTTTCATCGGGATTTAATGCAAAGTTTTCTGGCAAATTTGGAACAGTTCCATCTTTATTTTTGTAATAAAATGGAATGCCTGCGCTGCCTTGAATTGGTTTTACTGGTTGCCTAATTAACAATTTGTCAATAAGTGGAACATCCCCGCCAGCAGTTTGATCAACATAATATGAGGATGGGTAGTTATAACCTATCCCTTCACCAAAAGCAGGATAGGGATATCCCATTGAAAAATCGCGAACAATTGGCGTGTCAATTTGTTTGTGAGCCCATCCGGTTGACGATAACTGCTTTGCTCGACCTAAAAAATTAGGGCAACTCAATTCTCGTTTTGTAAAATTTAATTTGGGCGGTAAATGTCCCCAAGTCCCCTCTGCTAAAAAACTGCTAACAATTGAACCATTATCACCAAACGAATTATAATTTGATGCCCATTTATAATACACGGTTACCGTAAAATTCTTAAACAATAACCGCGCCTGACAATTTTGAGCACTCATGACGTTTCAGGTGGTGGTTCGGGTAATGCAAGATCGCAGACGCTGGGAATAGGCGCACTGCACAGGTTTTGAATTCGCTGTACAGGCGTCTCTCCGCTTGAGTCCGTGTCGATGTAAGCGATTGGATAGTAAGCGTATTGAGTGTCAGCAGGGGGTATTTCCGCTTCATTCTTAAACTGCACTTCCTTCACTGCAGTATCATCGGTCACAAACTCAACCTGCATATAAACCCAGCCGTCATTCCAATCCATCGTAAGCGGTGGGTCGTTGTTGGGCAGCATACCAATCGGCAGCACTGGTGGGACGCCTACCATGCCCCAAGCGATGCTAAATTTCCAGTCCTCCCCCTCGTTAGCGGTTGTGACATTGAACGGACAGACCGCAACCGAGCCGCCACCATCACCACCTCGTGCTATAGCCAAAGACACACCTCTAGGCGATTGCAGCACAGTGTATCCGTTTCCGGGAGCAATACGGTTTGCCATCACTGTTCTGACCAAAGAATTATAATTGTCAGGCGTTAATCCTCGCCCATTTTGTATTTCTTGAGGAATCATAATTAGCCTTCTGGACTATAAATTAAAGGGTTCCATCCTTGACCATTAGCTGCACTTCCTAACCATTCGTAACTGTTGCGCCAAAGTTCACCTTCTTGGTTTCCACGAGCTGCTGATAATATAAAGTTAACTCCGGCTGGGGGAGTAATGCCCAATGCTTGCACTCCTCTGTTTTCTATTTTACCTAAATTAGCTTGGCTTGGAGGTCTGTCCTCTAATGCGGTAGTTCTAAGGACAATTCTTGAAGAATAAAATGTTTCAAATCCTTTAATGTATTTAGCGTAAAAAAGAACAAATTGTGCATCAGTTTCAGTTGATGGATTCCAGTTTACTGGATCTGTAGCTTGTCCAGCTTTCCATTTAAGCCAATTTGATTTTACTTTAGCGTCAACTTCTTTAAAAAGATTGTGAGTTTCTAATGGATCATTGGCAACCGAACCATCTACGCCGCCTTGATAAACTTGTTGCTCTTTGCTTACTTTTTCTTCAACACAAGTCCAAACAGTATCGCTTTGTTCAAGACGATACGCTTTTACATCAGTGTTAGGTGTAATTTCAGTTACAGACTGATATGTAGTAGTAGTAGTAAGAACCTTTTGTACATCTACGGCTTCTTCAACTCTGGTAACAATTGCCATATTATTGCGAATAAATATCAGTGTCCCATCCTTGCCCGTTTATGGCACTACCTAGCCATTCGTAAGTGTTGCGCCAGACTTCTCCTTCTTGAACGCCTCGTGCTGCTGTAAGCAAAAACGAAACATTATCGGGCACTCTTCCTTGAATATCTGGGATTTTGTTGATGTAATCTTCATTTATCAATCCCATGCCATATTGATCTGGAGGCCCACTTTCAACGCCAGTTGCTCTCAGCACAATTCTTGGTGCATTGTATACTACAAATCCGGAGCTATACATTTCGTAAAACACACTAAAGATTTCATTGCCAGTTTTATTGGGGTCCCAATCTACTGGAGTTGTGCCTTGGCCTGTTTTCCATTTAAGCCAATTTGTTTTTATGTCTGATGGAACATTCTTGAACATCACATGAGTTTCCAAAGGCTCACTGTTTACTGTGCCATCAACTTGCCCTTGCCAAACTTGTTGTGATACGTCGAGGTATTCTTCTGTAAGTGTAAAAATGCCTTGAAAATGTTCTTGACGATAAGAGCGGGGATTATCTGGGGCCGCAGGTTCCATCCGCTCGGTGCTTTGCCGAGTAACAACGTGCGTGATGATCTTTTGCGGATCTTGTATCCGTTCGATTTTGCTGATGACTTCTGGCATATTATTGAGACATTAAATCTGGAACAAGTCCCGGTATAGTGGGCACAGTTCTAGTTCTGCCTTGTGCCACTAATTGCTCCAACAACGAAGATGTACGTGTTTGTTGCACCAACTGTTGACGTTGCACATCCAGCGTGACATCAGCACCAAAAGATAAGCCCCCGCCGCCGGACTTGGTTAAATCGCTTACAATTGAAGAAAGAGGCTTTATTGCCGCCATCGGTGGGATTTTAGGAAGATTTTCGTCTTGTTTGGGGCCAAATAATGCTGCTTTAGTTTCTTCAAATAAGGATCTGGGAATAGGAAGCACACCGCCTATCATGCCTTGATCGTTTTGATCTTTAGGTTTAAAAGCACCAATAGTTTTTTCAAGCACATCTTTTTCCCAACCTGTTTCAAAAGCTGGCAACGATATGTCGGGTTTTCCTTTATCTTTATCTCCTCTTTCTTTTTTTTGCGCTTCAGTTTGAAACCTAACTAACCCAAAAGTAATTGCTGTTACAAAATCTAAAAATGTATTGCCAACCGATTTTGCTAATAAATTTGATCCTGCAACAAACAAATTAAAAATTGTGTTAAATACAATGTCTAAAATTACTTCTAAATTTAAAATAAATTCTCCTACAGCTTTTCCAGCTAAATATAAATCTTGTACGGCATAAGCTATTAATTTAGCTAACCCAAGCCACAAAGGCGCAGTTTGTGCAAAAAATTCCTGTCCAATTGCTAAAAATGAATCTTTTATTAAAGATAATGTAGCTGATATTTCTTTAAATGTTCCCCCGGCTTTTTCTAAATCTGCGGCAGCGGGATTTGCTTGTTGTTTAGACAATTCAAGGTTTTGAGTGGTAACTACTGCTGACATTTTGCCGCCCTTTTCAAGACCAAACAATTGAGTCATGGCAGCAAGATATTTTCCTGCGTCTTTCGCTCGATCTCCTGCGGATGCCAATGTTTGCAGCATCTCTGCATTGGTTTTACCAACAAAGTCTTTAGATCCAAGTCCTAGTGCCCTTAATGCATTGCTAGCCCGAGATGATGGATCTTTTAAGTTTTCAATCTCCATGCGAGCTTTTGCCATCATGGGCGCAAGGTGCGTCATTTCGAGCCCTTGCTTTTCAAATGCACGTTGCAGTCCTAGTACTTGTGTCATGGTAAAGCCACTAGCCTCTGCAATGGCTTCCATTTCCTTGGCGTACTGCATTACTTTAAACCCCGAAAAGGCACCAACTACAGTACTAACTGCTGCTGCCAGTCCTAGCACTGGTATTGTGCCAGACGCTGCCGCAGCAGCAAGCGTGTCAAATGCCGCGCCTAAATTTCCAGTCATTAACCCCTTGGAAATGTCGCTTGTTGCTTTTGCAAAGCCACCCATTGCGTTTCTGGCTTGATTTAAGCCAGTCAACAATCCGTCAATCTTTGCGCCGATTTCTACAAAAAGTGCCATAATGCTACCCTAGTTTCATCTTCTTTAGATAATCGGCAAATGCTCGATTCATGGCATTTGCTTGTTGAATAATAGCATAGTTTATATTGAATTGAATTCGATTGTAATCTTCGTGCTTGGTGTCGTTTATCACCTTAAAAATTGCTTTGGCATCAGTCAACGTCTTAACCATCGAACCGGGGCCAGCTTTGCCACTAACCCATGCCGGAGGATTTACGCCTGCCTCTTGTGCTCCCTTCATCCAGCCACTAGGAACCCATCCTTGCCATTTTACAAGCTCGGTGAATACATTCTTGTACGTTGATTCCCAAATAGGCACACGAGGCTTTCCAACAATACGCTTATTGAGCCCTCTATTGGTTTTGTGCAGCTTAACAAAATAATCAATCCCAGCATTGAGCTTTCCGGGAGTTGCGTCTGGTCCAAAAAAGTTAATTAATCCCTGCCGTCCTTTTTTTGTGCTTGTCCAATCCCGATACTTTTTAGGAATTGGACGAAACATCTTTCTCATATCCTTCTGAATCTGAATCTGTCCGGCTTTGCGTCCCTGCATAAAGCTAGGTGCCTTATTAGACATGGGAGGTGTAAACGTAAAGACTCGACGCATAACCCCTCTAAATGCCGTGCGAACCACTTCTATGGGCATTTTCTTTGTGGTTGCCAATTGTTTCTTTAAAGCCGCATCAAATTGCTTTAATGCTTCATCAAAACTCAATGTCGTCAGAACTTTCGGCATGATATTTTTGAGTTAGATTTTGAAGCAGACTTTCAACTTCAGCAATCTTTTCTTTGGGAGCAGGTTTAATTGTCCACGCGCCTTCTGCCCAGATTGCGGCGTGATAATATTTTAATGCCCGAGCAAAAGGGAGTTCATCAAATATAAATTGTTCTGAAAAATGGTAATTTTTGGCCAGAATGAAAACTAAACTTTCTTTCCATCCCGGCCCTACAAGTTTGGGGGCGTTTTGGGATCTGGTTCACTTCTTGGCAAAACTTCAACTCGATTGACGTTAATCAAATCCATTTGCCGTTTACACCACCCCGAAATGGCCGGAACATTATATAGCGGAAAATGGTCAATAAAATCTTTGATTTTATCTAAAAGCGTTTCGTCTTGAATAGATTGTCGAATGCTTTTGGGTGTTTCGCTTTGAATATACACCATTGCAATTGCTTGTTCTACATCCGTCAATTGTTTGTCGGAAAGAAACTCAATTGCTGTTTGAGTAGTTAATGTCCACGGTCTTAGTTCAAAACCTGCTACCGTTTCGTTAGATAATTGAAATGCACTCATATTAGACAAATCTTGCTAACTCTTTTTTCAGCCATTCTGGTGAATTGGCGTATACCACAATTTGCTGATTGCCTTTGCGAACACGCAACCCAACTGCAATGTCTTTGGCTTGCCGCTTACCATCACGAGCGTTGTCTCTAAATGCTCGCATTACAGCAATAGGATGGAATCCGGCCTCGGTGCACCACTCTACTGAATTCCACTTTTTCTCAAAGTCTTTCCAGTGCATCTTTTCTCCGGCAACGTCCACGGGTTCAGTGTCGTCAATAAACCAAGTGCAGTATTGCTTGCCGTTTTCTTCTACACGCTCAATGTTGCAAGCTTCGTGAAACTTGCCACCAATTGTGCGCCATGCCATTACCATGTCGGTATTTGGCGATTTAACTGGGTCTTCGTTGTCTCCAACAAACCTAATAATTGTTCCTACTTTCATATTTGTTACTTAATCTTCATTTGCGTATTGGAATGCAGTTCCTGACATTGACCATCCAATGAAATCATCGTTTTTACTATTGTTGGTTGACGATGTCACTTGAAATATCCCGGATACTCCCGTAGGTGCAGTGCTTGCTCCAACTTGATAAGGATTTGATCCCTTTCCAGAAGCTGAAACATCATATTGCAAATCATAAATATGCGTGCCTCCTGCTGTTCCAGTGCTAGAAATCAATTGTTTAAACGTGCTTTTATGTTCAATTGAAACAGATTCAACGGTTCCACCACCATTGGAAATTAAGCTTACGCCAAATGTTGCCATAAATTATACGTGTAAAGTGTAAGTAACTTCTGCTGTTGCAAAGTCATCATTTGTTTCTGAAACTTTTGATGAAGTAATGGTTGCTCCAATAAATTCTCCTCCGGCGGGCGCAACAGTCATATAACCAAGTTCACCTTTAGTTTTTAAATTTGTGGTTGTATAAGACCTTGGTTTTTGATGGTATACAACCGTTTTGCCATCTTTGTCGCGAATGTTTGCAGTTTCAATCGTTGTTTCTTCTGACGATTCTTGCAAATATCCAGCAGGCGCTGTTTTTCCGTAAGTTATAGCTCCAAATGTAACTGGCATATGATTAAATGGGTGAAAATCCTACAATGTACTGCATTGGTGTTTGCCAATGCCTTTCGGCGTGAGCTTGATCGCTATTAAATGGTTTGATGCCATGCAACTGTACCACATTGCTAGAAATGGTCAATGTCTTCATAAACGTAGAGACATCGTAACAAAGTTGATAATGCTGGTCAGGCGTTGTGTCGTCTGCCTGAGAGCATACTAAGGTGGTCAAATGCCCTCGTTGCAGTGGAGATGAAATAACTGTGTCAGAACGAAGCTCCAAAATAATAGCGGGCATTGTAATCCGGCCATCATCCTGCGGTAATCCAACGTAAACGTCAGGAAACCGTGTTCTAAGCTGCGCAGCAACTGCTTCTGTGAATATTCCGTCAATCATCTGCTTATATCTTCAAGGCTAATATGCCACGAGATTTGATTGTTATTTGTGACGTTAATAACTCGGCGTTCTATGCCATTGATTGTGATCTTTTCTCCCTTATTAGGAGGAATGGGCATCGCATCGCAAGCAATTGCTATGGTAGCTGCCAGATGACTTTGAAAGCCACCGTAGTCGATGACTTCAGATGTATCCAAAAAGTTAACAACTCCATTATGTGTCATTCCGTTATACTGGAATGGCGTACCTACAAAATCTACCGTTTGATTAAAAGCGGCTAAATTTTGTAAGAAAAATGGACTCATTTGTCTTTGGACTTCTTGGCAACAAAAGGAACGGCTATTTTGCGTCTTTGACTAACTTGCAAAAACGGGAAATATTCCACTAGCACTGCGCCTTCGATATTTGAACTGTAAACTTGTGCCGCTGCGGAGCGGTCAGGGCCGATATACTCAACCCTGACCTCTCCAGAAACGGTATGACTTAATACTAGGTGCAAGCTTTGCATCTGTGCTTAGTTAGCGGAGGAAACCAAACGCTGACCAGCAGCAGTGTTACCCTTGGCAACACCAAAGATCCACTTAAGGTACACCGTGCAAGCCAGTGTAGAAGGATCAATGTACTCAACGGCAGCGGCAGACATCCCAGTCACTTCGTCCGTGATGATCTCAAAGTTACCGGGGAAAGGTACGCCACCTGCGCCAAATGCTTCACGAGGATCGAGCGGAGGACGGGAAGCAAGAATGACGGATTCCTTTGTTCCGGCAAAGCCGATCATGTTGTTTGCCGTAGGAATTGCAGGGTATTCAAAGATACGCGCAAATCCAGCGGTCTGAATCAACTCGCCTTGCTCAATTGGGTCGGTGCCGGGAGCCAAGAACGACTTGTAGAAGCGGTTCATGCGGGGATCTTCCAACAACAATCCGTACACATCAGAGGAAACTGCGGCATAACGCTCGCCGTGGATACCGCGAGAAACCAACGCCTTGCGGAGGTCAACCATCGTTGTATAATCAGGCGTTGCCTGTACAGTTTCGTTTGTGAAGTTTGCGGTTGTCCACAAAGCAGCAACTGCGTCCACCATGTAGTTTGCCATTGCACGAGCAATAGGTTCAGCCTGTTCACGGATCAAATTTCGATTCGTGGAATTAAGCTGCGCAGCGGTGAACGTAGCTCCAACTTTCTTGTCGTAAGAAAGCGTCACAGGAACGTCCGTGGTGGTAACGTCAGGAATAGAATCCGTAGCGTTAACAACGGTAGGAATGCTTTTCAAACGAGTAATAACCGTTTGATTCTGCAATGCACCCATTGGGTCGAGATCGAGCGTAATGCTACGCAGTTCTGGACGAATGGTGTAAACGAGTGACAACGCTTCCTGAAGGATAAGCGCACTATTTAATGTTCCTAACTGGTTGGACATATATTATCTAAAAATTAAGGGTTGTTGATCTGATTAAGAAACTCGGTGCGAATACGCCCACGTTCGCGACTGTTAGTTACTCCCTCTAGGCGTTCTGCTAGGGATTTACGTGTCACAGAAGCTTCTTCCGGCACAAGTGCAACGGGTTCAACTCCAATACTTGCGACAATTTCTACGGCTTTTGCATTAGCATTAACTTCTGCCGCTTTTGCAGCTTCCATTTCTACGCTCAAAATAGCTTTCTCTGCCGCTAAAGTTTCATACGCCAACTGAAGCGCGGCGTTGTCTTGTTTTAGCTTTGTGAACGCTTCAAGAACTGCATTGTGTTCAGCTGTTAACTGGTTAAAAGCAACAACATCTGATTTTGCTGCATTTAAAGCGGACAAAGCGTCAGCTAATGTTTGCGGAGAATCCATAAAAACTGTTTAATCTATTTAATCAACTAATGCAAGCAATTTCGCATACGCTTCATTTTCTGTCAATGTGCAATCATCAATCAGATTATATGCTTTTGCGCGTGATGCTAAATAAAGTTCACCTTGCATGGCTTCGTCGCCAACTTTGCGATATTTGAGAATGTTGCCCTTAAACATAGCATAGGAATCATCAACAAGTCTTTGGAGACTAGCCCGTTGCTCTGAAGTTAATGATGGGCCGGAACCTGCGCCTTTTAACGATCCAGAAACAATGGGGTCCCATTTTAGTCCCCTAGCCGTCCACTCCGCAGAGCAATCAATCCAGCCGATGATAACGCCAATACTACCAACCATTGCAGATTGCGACGCATATATTTTTGAACAAGAAGAAGCTAGGAAATAACCGGCACTGGCAATTGTTTGATCAGTCCAAGCAACTACTGGCATTCTGCGAGCCATTGCAGCAATCTTGTCAGCACATTCTGCCAACCCTTCGCACGCACCGCCCGGTGTATCGAACTCAATCCAAACTCCCTTGCATCCAGCGGCATCTGCCATTTCAAGGTCTTCTTCAAGCCATTCGTAATCGTACCCGCCACAGATGGCCTCTAGCTTGCTAATGCCTTTTGCCATGACTCCGCAAATGCTGATGTGCGCAATGCCGTTGATCGACATTTCCATTGGTTTTCTGACATTAACAAAAGGAGCAACTTCCGGGTTGTCCGGCATCTGGTCATATTCTGCTCGTGCTAGCTTATTGCGAAGTAATTGAGCAACTGCAATTTGTCCCCCTTCTTCTAGTGCCCAAGGACGAAGGTTAATCTTTGAAAGAATGCGAGCCAGTTTCATTAGTCGATGGAAGGTTTAGAGGTCTTTTCCTGAGGGTTTCCGTTAGGAGTTAAAGTTATAAAGGAATCCAGCGGAAGCCCACTGCGTTCCATGCGTTCGCGAATTGCTAATGCTTCTTTCTCGCGCAAATCCAAATGTTGTTCCAACGTGGAACCGCCTTCTCCCACAATATCGGTCATGGTGCGTAATCCTGCGCGATAAGCATCCAGAGCAGAAGCGTTAGCGTAGCCTTGATCGGCAGTTAAAATTGCAGGCCGAGTAAACGTCCATTTTAAGAATCCACCCTCGTCCTTGCCCTTGTAAGGAGGCAGAATACCGAGCTTAATGGCTTTACTCACAACGTATCCAATGCGGCGACGAGAAGAGACACGAAGCAAATGCTGTGTTCTTTGAATCTTGCGGTTTACTTGCTCGATAACCATGCGGGTGTCTGCACCTCCAAGACCGGGCTTCCAGAAGAACTCTGGGGGGAACCCTCCAGCAAGCATGGCATTGCGCAAAAGCCTTTCTACCAAACGATCTGTAGCTTCAGTTGGAATCTTGTTTTCAAGTTGTTCCAACTTCTCTCCGGCTCCGGCCCTAAAGTATTGAATGGAACCGCCCATTCTTTCTTCAACCAAAAGCCCAGATTGCCCAACCGCTGGCATATCGTTTAATGCGTAGGCCGGATCAATCGGATCTGCTACACCCATTTCGTTGTGAACAATTAACCCCAGCGTGGAAGCTAGCTCGGCAGCTTGCCGGATATTGTTACCGATGTTTAGTGTGGTGCGAAGATCGCGAATGGCAGCGGTAAAAGCCGGAAAGCCACGGCTTTGATCTGGTGCAACCGATTCCATAGTCAATTGCATATTCTGGGCCGAAATATCGCGGTCTTGCTCCTTAGTGGGGCCAATCAAACGGTAGGCTACTGGGCGTCCTTCTGCGTTCTTAATAACCCCATTCCATTGGTGCAATCCACGATATTTTCCAGTCAAAACTTCTTGTGAACCATCGCGTGAAGTGATTTGATGCCAAGCAACTTGCTGGAACATTGGAAATCCATTCTTGGACTCTGTAAATATAGTTCCGCAGTCTCCGTCACGAGTCAACATGATGACTTCACGTATCAAACCTTGAGCCCACGTTGAACCATCAGTGTAAGCAACGTTTACCCAGTCATGCAACCATGCTTCCGCCTTTGCGCCCCATTCCTTGTCTTCGCCTTGAAAGACCGGGGTAAAAGAAGAACCAACAACATATTGCGCGAAAGAATTTACACAATTGGTAATTGCTCCGTAGTTGTAATACAACCGATTTGATGCACTAACTAAAACCCTGTACTCAGAAAGTGTAACCTCTTTATCAAGTGCACGTTGGTGCGTAGGCCAATACGGACGCTCGGCCCACCAACCGCCTTCAATAAGGCGCATATTTTGAAAGCGGTTATATTCCGCTTTTGGTTTCAGCAACGAATTGCCACTGAACAGGTTCCGAATCTTATTTAGTAACTCCATTACATGAAACGAACCGTAGTTCTAGTTTGAGGTCTGCACCATCCTTTATCCTTATGGTCTATCGCAAGTTGAGCGTATTGAGCAATCTCCAGCGGAGACAATGCGGTTTGAGCAAAAAATGTAAATGCAGATCCGTTTACTGAGCTTGAAATCATGGTGCCATGACTTTGTAATGTGGCATCAAATTTACCATCCCTCAAGGCATACAATTCATCAGTGCTCCTTGAAAGAAATAAGCTTATGATTAGGCGGGCTGATTGCATATGCTAATATTGTAAAACCCTAGTCCGGCTAGCAAACTAGAGTTTTACATTTAAGGGGAAGTTTAAAACGAATTTACGCTACGATTGTAGCACTGTTTTGTCAATGTCTATCTCTATTTCAGTAATGTCTGGCAATAACCTCAACAACAATGCCGCCGTAACCTGCATGGCTTCACAATCCCATAAATGGTTAGGTCGCCCCACAAACGTCCATCGCTTCCTTAGCCGTTTGGTTGTTTTATCTACAGTATCACGCTTTACTTCCGAATTGAGGTGCCGCCGATATTCCTCCGGCACATCCTGCGGAAACTCCCATGTTGGTGCGCCAATGGATCGCAAACGTGCTAGAATGTCTTTTACGGGATCTGAAGCCCAATAGAAGTACAAAATCCAAGCCCGCCCGCCATTAGGTGCTTTTGCGCTTGGTGCTAAAACTTTATCGGGTGCCGAATACAATCTTCTGTACACCTTTCCATTACTATCCTTTACTGTGAACGAATCCTGCCCGCGCCCGATTAAAGCAGTCCAACCGTACTTGGCACACCTATCGTAAACTGTTCCGTGAAAGCTATTACCGGCGTCCATGAATGTCTTTTTGTCTGAAATCTTGAAGCGTATTTGAAGCTCTCGCAGATTGTTTTCCGTAAGTACCCGGCCAGCAAATATCAATCTCGATGTTCCATTCTTGCACCAAGCTCGGATCACGGCCCAATAATGGTCTTGTTGAACATCTATGGTCATCATGCGTTCCGCTTCATCCAAAATCTTTTCCCCGTCCTTTAAGTCTGAGGCAAAATACTCCGATGCTTGCATATCGACCACTGGCAATTCAGCCTCTGCCGCCCACGGTTGTGCCATTCGCTTTAACTTAAAGTCCTTTAGCGGCTCAATTAACCCTAGATTCTTAGCTTCCTGCGCCTTGATCCACGCGATCACCAAATCAGACCACTTAATCCACCACACACATTGTGCTGGCAAGTGATAACTTTTGTGTCCCGCCATGAAGTCACCGTCTTCAACTATCCATTCCGAGCGTTCAGTGATGCTTCTTCGCCCCTGCGACGTATCCAGCGTTACGTGCTCGCACTTTGGACATTCATGCCTTACTGATTCTACCACCGAGCCCCATTGCCATTCACCTTCCGGCGTTTTGCATTCATCGTACTTAATGTTGGTAAAGTCTGGCTTGATCCATTCCTCACATTTTACGCACTTATGTGCCCAATAATGCCTTTGCCCGGTGCGCCATTCGTCGTCTAGTGAATGTGGCGATTCCCAAGCTTGGCTTACTAACAATGTTTTACGGTCAAACCTATCGTGATGTCTTGCCTTGAATTGGCCAATCAAATCCGAATACGTCCAACATTCATCCAAAAACAAATGACGAACAGACTTCTCCTGAGCATTGCTGACGTTTGCGCCTCCAGCCAATAATGGCATATGCGGGAATACAATTGCATCCTTTCGCTTAGAATGCCTGTTTGCTGGCATTAACGAGCGAACCTGCGGGCAATTGTCCAGCACTGGCAATAGCCTTGTTTCTAGCCATTCTTTAGCCGTTTGATCCGTCTGCGTAATTGCCAACATTGGCCCGGGGTCTTGTGCCACAATCCAACACGATAATGCTTCCAATAACGTCGATTTGCCTGCTCCCGTACACGCACGCACCATTATCTGGCGAATGTGCGGATCTGCGTAATCCTTAATTACAGCATTCCACCACGGCCCCTGTTTTCGGTTAAACTGAGTTGATCTGGCTGAATGCGGAAACCTGACATTGCTTTCTAGCCAATCTAATGGATCGCCATTGAATGCTATCGTTAATCCAGCGTTTAGCCCCGAATAAATTGGTCGTATAATTGTTGCCATAATTGCTTATTCCTTTGCTATCTCAACACCTAATCGTTCTGCCAGATTAGTCATTAGTATGTTCCACTTTGTTACCAATATTGCCCTAATAGCATTTTCATCTGGCAATCCGCATAACATTGCTGGCAAGTCATTAAGCATTGCTTTGCCTTCTGCCGTGAACATTGCAGCGGCACCCATTGCTGATTCGTATACCTCGGTGCGCAAAATTAATTCCGCACGTTCCTTTTTAACAATGGCATCCAACCTATCGCACTCTAATAGTGTTTTACGAAGCTTTGCCTCGGCCTGCCCCTTGGGAGCTTCAGCTTTTCGCTTTTCCAAGAACTCATCAATTTGCTTCAGTGAATTTAATTCAAGCCCGTTATGCTTAATCATGTACTGAAGCGTTCCAATAGGAATGCCAGTGTGTTCGGAAGCTTCTTTAAAAGTTACTGCGTTTTTACGATGCGCCATCCTATCTTTGTATGACAACAACTATCATATGGCAAGTTCTTGGCAGTTTTCATAAAAAACCTCAAGGAGACCCAACCTCACCGCCGCCGGATTTGGGTTAAAGTAGACTCCTTTAGGGGGTATGGAACTAGATTGGTAGACATTAACTAATGTCACCTAAAATAGTGGAATTTAAAAGCTCGAGGCGTGGAGCTCGAGGCGTGGAGCTCGAGGCGTGGAGCTCGAGGCGTGGAGCTCGAGGCGTGGAGCTCAGGCCGTAGAGCTCGAGGCGTGGAGCTCGAGGCGTGGAGCTCAGGCCGTAGAGCTCGAGGCGTGGAGCTCGAGGCGTGGAGCTCAGGCCGTAGAGCTCGGGCCGTAAAACAAAAAGACCCACACCGTTTTCAGTGTGGGTCTTTGCTTTTAGTTTGCCGGGTTGTTTACTTCCACCCAAATGCTTTGCCGACTAAAAAGGTAAGCAAAATGGGAAGGACAACGGAAAGGAGCGTGAGTTTCATTTGTATTTTGAAACCTTAAATCTGCTCAAGGAGCGGCCAAACATTCCAACAAAAAAACAACCTAGTGTAGTTTCCACCTTTCCCAATCCAATGCGATGCACTAGCCACGCAGGAACATGGCAAACTCCGTAGCGTTTTGTCTTGTATGCGAGATTTTCTAGTGTGTACGCAATTTGATCCAATGTCGCCTCTTGAGCTTCTTTTTGAGTTTTCTTTGTGCGACCGTTTTTAGGGTGTAAGTTGTTTCTCATTTTATGTTTTTAGGTGTAGCTTGTACGGGGGGAGAGGATTAGTGGAGGCGATAGACTGCCGTTTGTACGTCTTTAGACCAACATGCCCGGCAATCTAAACACTTGTTGCCTTGCTGCGACGAAGGGCAAAGATGCTTTCCTTGCGCCTCGCCTTCTTTTGTGTGCACTTCGCTTGTGGTGAGTCCCATATTTTCGGCCAGGGAATTAGGCCCGGCCTTGTCTACCATATAACCCGAGAGACGAACGTTCAGATTATCAGGAAAAGGGCCGCAAAGCTCATAGTATTCAGAGACGATTCTGTATTCTTTAGTCGGCAACCAAAATTGAATACCCGGCAAGGCTAAAGCGATGCGCACGATGTCCTTAAGATTCTTCAGGGACTGCAAATCCCCCGAATCGAACCAACGAAAAAAACCGCTTTTTTCTTCGTCGCGAACCTTGCAAACCATTGCGAACCACCAATTTTTTTGCGCCATCAGCGAAAGGCGATTGTGTAACACGTTGGAAACGTTTGGCATGCGGTAAAAACCCTTTAAAGCATAGCAGCCATGACAAACGCTACCGACAACCTGCGCAAGTTTGCTACCTATGCCGCAAGCTAAAGCTGTAACACTCCAAGACTTGCAGGGCATTTTGGACGTTTCCGAGAGCGTGAGATTTTCCAGTGTGGTGTTTGTTATGTTTTTCATTTTGTTTTTTGTAGTTTGTTGAATTTGTGGAGTTTGCTTAATTTGTTATCTCAACGGCCTTTACATCTTCTAGACATATGTGCTTAGGGTTGGTTTCTATAAAAGATAGTCGCGCAAAATCTGCACATTTTTGACTAATAATAGCAACAAGCTTCCCTTTATAATATATTTGATAAGTTTTCATTTTGTTTTTTTTAGTTTGCTGATTTTGTGGAGTTTGGTTGGTTATTTGTGCTTGGCCATGTGGCGCAAAATGCGAACCCTTTCGCTTCGCGAAAAAGTACACAACTCGTTGTCGGAGACAACTCTACTGGTGCGCCATCCTTGGATGTAGACACTATACCAAGAGATTCTTCCATCGTTGTGTAATTTCACTTTCATTTTATTTGTAGTTTGTTGAACTTAGTTGAACTTAGTTGAACCAACGGGATTGGATGCCCTTCCCAAAGCATCGCCTGAAATAGGCTCTTAATTCGGTTCCATCAAAATGAGGGTAAGCGCCCCTCGTGGAATCCCATAAAAGGCGAGAGCAAAGCTTACAAACTGAAGCTCTATATTCCGTAGCATAGTATTGCACTGCGGTGTAATCCAGTTCTCCATTGAAAAGTGAGAGGCGACTAGTTGAGCTAAGCGCCTCAAGTATCGCCTCTAGCGTCACGCCTCCGCTCAACTCAGCCGCACGTAGTAGGGTGCGCGCCGTTGCCAATTGTTTGCCGACTGCTCGAACTTCTGATCGGTAAGCGATTGGATCACCATAGTTTGCATGGTCTAATCCGGGTCTTTGATTTATGAATTTGTGAAGCGATACGATTAGGGAAGCTTTCGTGTGCTGTGTGCTGTGTGCTGTGGTGCTCATTTTTTTGTGTAGTTTGCTGATTTTCTTAGGGTTAAAGCGAAAAGCGCACTTATTGCGCCTCTCACTCACTCGAAAAAACACGTTTTAACCCGGTAAAGCAAGGACTTTTTTCGTTTTTTTTCAACTAGTTAAAACGTAATGTCTTAGAGGGCCGACAGCCGACAGCCGAGGGCCGACAGCCAGGGCCGACAGCCGACAGCCGAGGGCCGACAGCCAGGGCCGACAGCCGACAGCCGAGGGCCGACAGCCAGGGCCGACAGCCGAGGGCCGACAGCC